TACTATGCTACCCTTGATTCATTATCAATAATTACTGAGTCAAGAATATCTTCTAGTTTACTTAGTACTTCCGCTCTCAGCATCTTAATATCCTTCTGATACGTGTCTTTATTATCATACAATAAAGATAACTGTCTATACGTAACCATCTGCTGTAAAGCGAAGTATATTTCGTCGTGTGGCGCGGGAGAGTCCGCCTGCACTTCTACATGGGCGGACTTGCCATAATTATGTTGCGCTAACTTTACTACTTCTTCAACTGTAAAGCTATCCCCATCGTAATACTCAATGTGTACTTTCATAAAACTGTTCCTTTTAGGTGCCAGTTAAGATGATGCTTTCTCTTACCTGTTAATACCTTATGTAGATTTTGATACTGTAAACTGTGCTCTTCGGCAAATTTATGTATATTCTCTACCTGAAATTCTTCTCCGATAGGAGATATTAAAATAGGGTAGCTTATGCCCTTGCTTTTTGCAGAGTTATCCTTAGTATTGTGTTTCCGCTCTATCATACTATATTCTTCAGGATAAGATTCTTTTAAATAGTGGTGTGTTTTTAACCCACTTATCTGTTTTACAATACCTCTAGTGACACCTATTTCATTTGCTATTTGCTGGCAGGATTTATTAGTATAGGCTAATTCAAATAATACTGCTTTATATACTTTTTCAGTGTATTTGGCTGCGCCATTATCTTCACCAAAACACCTTCCTTCTGCGCCGGGGGTAAGATTAAATCCATTATAAAATGAATCAAACTCCTCAATATAACTAACTTCTTTTTCAGCTAAAAATTCACCTGAGCATAACTCTAATACTTCTACCTGGGGACAACCATATTTATTGTATGCATTTTGTAATAAGTAATTACAGTGATTATTTCTTCTTAAATCACCTAAATGATCCGTTATTCTTTTATGAATATTTATTGAACATCCTATATATACTTTATTGTATATCTGTTCAAAATACATACAGTAAATACCGCTATTTTTTGGTAACTGATCTATCTCCATCGTAGTCAATCCTTTACATGAAAAAGCACGGTAGATTTCTCTACCGTGCTTTATACTTATATATAAGTATTACGCTACAGTTTCAGCTTTAGCGCGGGCTTTAGCCTGCTTAGCGGCTCCGTCATAGTTAGCTACCGTAATTCCACGGCGAGTAAGGAGGGTCCTAACACCGCGTTCTGTTTTGTCTACAGCGGCTGCAATGGCTTCTACAGTCATAGTCTTAACAGCGTCGCCTAGAGCGGCTACAGCATCAACTACATCCTTAGCATGACTTTCCTTTTGCTTAGGAATCTGAGTAATTGCACCGCTGCGAGTTAGGCTTAGGGCCTTACCACGAACAGACGCTACTTCTTTACCCAGAGTAATAGCGATTTCTTCGATGAACTTACCAGCATTTGCCATCTTGATGAAGGTTGCTTCTTGTTCAGGAGTATAGGTACGCGCTACTTCAATCTTTTCAGTAGGCTTAACCTTGTCAGTAAGCTCTAGTGCTAGAAGCTTACCTTGTACTTGCTTGGCAGTAAATTCACCTGGGAATTGTTCAGCGATTTCCTTATAGGTAAACTGACCGGCATTGTCTACTACGAACTTTGCCAGTGCATCTCCTTCTTCTGGAGTAAAGGTGGATACCTTTTCCTTAGCTAGAGAGGCCACATCCATATCTAATTGACGTAGCTTAGCAGCTACGGAGCGTGTGCTGACTTCCAGTGCAGTAGCGGCCTTTTCGACTGTTGCTGCGGATACTGGAGATTCACCGTTAACGATTCCCATTAGGGTTGCTACGGCTTCGTCATTCCACTTTTTGCTCTTTGTTTCACTCATTTGTTTTTTCTTTCAGTAGATCGTTTAGATCGGTTATAATGATAATGCCGTATTGTTCGGCCTTTTTACGTTTTGCTGATGTACCGTCGCCCTCATCCACTAGATAATTCAGTGATTTTGTTACCGAATCTACTAGAGTGAAGCCTGCTGCTTTTAGATCATCTTCAGCATCGGCTTTCTTTTTATATGACGTTAGTTTACCAGTAATACAAACTGTTTTTCCGGCCAGTTGCTCTTGCACAACATAACCGAATGAGAACGGTAAAAATTCTTGTATTTGTAAATACTCATTCTCTAGCCAGCTCATTAGGTTCTGAGTTACCTTAGGACCTAATCCGGCTTCTTCGCATTTCTTTTCTGTAATCTCTTCAAAATTGGATACTAATGCGGCTAATTTCTTGGAAGCTACACCCCCTACCAAAGGGATTGACATAGACTCTAGAACCGTAGCAAATGATGAGCTTTTTGCTCTTTCGATTTCATCAAGAAGCTTATTGGCGATCTTATCGCCTAATAGCTCAGCCACTTCCGGGGAGTCTAAATAGAAGAGTTCTGTAATATCTCCTAACTGGAGCTTTTCTATAGTTTTAGGGCCCATACCCTTAATACCAAGTGTCTTACAGAAATGTACTAGCTTACCGTTTACTTGGGCAGTACAAGAGATATTTCTACAGAATAACTGGTCTTGCACTTTCTCTAGGGCATAACCGCATGAGGGGCAGTGCTGAGGCTCAATAATTTCCATATTTATGTTACTTTTTTACTTGGTATGCTATTATTATAGCGCATTAGGACGGCTGATGCAAGTATAAATTTTATCAGCTATGTGCATAACATATACTTATTTTGATATACTTCTAATTTACCGGATATTAAGTCAGATACTCTACGATGGTCTATATTTAGAATATTGGCTAGTTCCTGTATAGAGGTACCTGTATAAATATCTCCTGTATTTAAATCTATTAAAGATTTGGCAGTACTTTTATGCATTTTTCTATTATTGTAAAGCTCTACCACTTTGGCATATTTATCCGGCAAAACTTTTTCTAGCCATAGGTAAGAACGCCTTCTTAGTAAGGATTCTACTTGCGGTACTCTTAAACCACTTTTCTCAGCTACTAATCTAATATTATATGGTTCCGTTAGAATAATATCTATAGCAGTAGTAAGTTTCGGTAATAATGATAGACTGGATCTTCTAATCCCTGAAGTAAGTATATTCTCCAGCATTATATAGGTTTCTTCGTCATAATGCTTGATCCACTTATACGACTTACATCGTAGAAGATCGCTAACTGTACCTATACTTAATTCTGTCAGTTTGGATATATTTGGAATACTCTCCTGAGTATACACACCTAAAGATAGAGCCTTTAATAAAGATTCTATATCATGTCTGGACGCACTAGCTAAATCTTCTGGATAAAATTGTGCTCTACAACTTAGTTTTCTGTTATAGCCATTAGGCTCAATAGTATTGAACTTATTTATATACTCTAATTCTACTATTGGTAAATATACATTTTCAGTTTCTTCTAGTATAGAAAACTCAAAAGCACTTTCTCCATACATGTCAAACTCTTGTTGCCATATGCCCTTTTTTATGCCATTACGCAGTTCTTTTAGATGTTCTTGTTTTCTAGCAGAAAGCGTTCTAATCGACATACCAATATATATTTTATTGGTAACGTTATTACGACATGAATAAATAATTCCCATATTTCCTCCTCAATACTATTATTATAGCATAGTAGCAAAGAATTGGCAACCATAAATTTCTTTAAGGTATTTTATGGGTAATTTTAGGTATTATCTCCCCCCCGAGAATAACGCCAACAGTATCTCCTATTTCAATATCTAAGGCTCTAATGAAACTAATGTTATTTAAAGTAGCTCTACTTACTAATTTATCTCCAATTTTAACAGGATCTAGAATAGCTACCGGAGTTACTTTTCCACTTCTAGAAGTTTCCCAAATTACATCTAGTAATTTAGTTTCAACACTAGCTCCCCGCTCTTTTACTGCCAATGCTCCCTTAGGATGTTTGGAAGTGTATCCTGCTTCGTAGAACTCTTTATTTGAATCCAGTCTATGAACGATACCGTCGGTAGGGAAGATATTCCACAGTTCAGGGTCTTTAACAGTGTTGAATCCCCATGACTTCAGCATCATCATATCGTGCTGGAAGGAGTCTGTTAGTACTGGATTAACCCCGTAGGCAAAGAACTCTACGCTACGAGTCTTAAACTCGTTAACATCCTTCAAATTCAATGCACCAGCAGCGTAATTTCTAGCATTTTCTACGTGCTTAGGGGCACATAGCTCTCCAGTAACTTGAATTACATCAGGAACTAGTGAAGCAGCAATATAGTGGGGGATAAGCTTAGTAACTAGAAACTTATCTGTTACAATGGTACCTTCTACGCCGTCGCCACGAGTGAGTACACGTACAAGAGCACCATTAATGTAGAGAGCGCTAATAGCAGCGCCATCCAACTTAGGACTTGAATCAATTCTGGTTCCCGGTAACACAGGCCTAGTACCTTCTCCTTCATAGTATTTTTGAAGGCTGTACATAGGATATAGGTGCTTTTCAAGGTGTTCATGTTGTTTAGCCCCCACTTCATCGTACCCTACTGATTCGGATAACTTATCAAACACTTCATCCGAAATTATCGGAGTACCAGCGTAGTAATTACGCGCTGCCAGGTTCAGGAATTCTACTAGTTTGTTTCTCATTTTTTAATGCGTCAATTTTATCACTGAAGTGCTTGCTAACTGCGTCAATGCTTTCTTCGTAAGAACAGATTTCTACCAAACCATCTAAAAGAGCGTATATGCTAGATATGGTGGCGGGCATAGATATGCCCTCTTTGGTAGGTACGTATCCTTCGTCGTAAGACAGAAAATACTTACGGATATGTAAATACTCTACATCGCGAAATAGACTTACTACAAGCCGTAGCTGTGAACCTTTTTCAGGGTTTTCAGATAGAATTTTTTCGTATAGCGGGGCATCAGACATGTATGTACTTCTTTAAGTGTTCTAGAGAAGCAAGTTCATACGCTGGTTGATAGCAATACTGTAACCACTTATCTGATAGTAAATATAGCCGGTACACACCAGGCGAGAATTCTTTATGTACTTTAGCCAGAGAATCATATCTCATGCTATATACTAGATCACCTACTGCGAACTTATCCCTAACAGCTTCGTCGGGAACAATACCAGGGCGAAAATAACTATGGGCAGACTGACGGATAGGAACAGAAAGACTATCCAGAATGCTACGTACAAAAGTAGGCCCCCGATACAACGCTGAACAAATGCTATCAATCGCTGCTCCTTCTAGGTATCCTGTTACTATGTAGGAAATCTCAGCTTCTGTAGCAGGCTTTCCACGCTTTTCAGCTCTACGGGCGGCATCCTTAGCCTTATTTTCTTCATACTTTTCAATAATATTACCAAGCCTGGTAGTATTATACGTCATACCTAAGTAGGCACAACACTCTTTCTTTGTCCACGGCTTTGAACCATCCGCGGGCTTTAGCATTTTGATAACGTGCTCGATGTGCGCGCTATCTAGTTTTTCACTGTCTGCTGATTTGCTGCGCTTTGTTGCCATAAAATATCTCCTTAATATATCATTATAGCATAGTAACTATAGCGAAGCAAATTCAAATTTTACAAAGCAAAAAGGCTGCACTAGGCAGCCTTTAATTACTTACTACCTAGAACGGTAGTAAAGTACGCAGCAGCCTTGCCAGTCAGTTTGTCAAGGATATCATCATCTACAGTTGCGCCTTTAGCAACAATAGCCGCCTTTAGAGCGGCAATCTGTGATTCCTTGGAAACACGCTTAGTACCCTCTCCAGCTGTCTTCTTAGCTGTTCCTTCCTTGGAAGTAGAGGTAGCATCTTTCTTAACGTATACTTGCGCATTTACAAGCAGCATACGCACCTTATTAGGTGACTGATCTAGTTCTTCTGCAATTTCTTTAACGATTTCAGTACTAGTTTCGGGAGTAGGCTCCGCGGCTAGGTACTTATCAATAATGGTTTGCTTTAGTTTTTCGTTTGTGTCGTCTGACATTTGTTTCCTTAATGAATGGTCGCGGAGGGTTTAACATGCCCGTCTTGAATTAGCTGAGCTTCTTCTAGCATGTTAAACATAGCATTATAACATACTACTATCGCATACAACATAGTAGTAGGTATTGTAGACACAGGTAAATCAACTATTTCAATATTTGATTTACCTCCCAGCATCCCTGTGATAGTTTGCTCAATTTGAGCTGTTTGAGAGAATGTATCTACGATTATTTTAGTATCGTAAGCTCTGAATTTTTTTGACATTATGTGGTGCTGAAGGTGAGACTCGAACTCACGATGTTTTTATAACGGCTTACAAAACCGTTCCAATCGCCGCTATGGGACTTCAGCTTATATTAAATTTATTACCCTTACTAATATTCTCTAGTGCAGGTAAATATCTTAAATTAGATAATACGTGCAATCCTGATACTAGTTCCCCTCTTAGTGGTAAGTCATGATCTACATGATACCCTTTCGGACAATTTTTATAGAATTTTGCTATTAAATCAATCTCGCTCCAAGCAGGGGTTCGTTGTATTATATACTGCTTTTCTTCCTTAGATTTAAGTAATAGGCAAAATCTACATCTATAGGTTTTACCGGTAGCACTACTAGAATCATTAGTATATTGGTCAATACTCAATATATCACTGCAACTAGGGCAATGTTTATATCCTATAGTATATAGTAAAGTATTTCGCCACTCTGGGGAACCTCCATCACAGAAACTTTCTTTTCTGTTAGAAAAGATTGGCTTTAATATATTTCTAATTGCTTGTTTAATAGGGTTATCACTATACCCTAAAAATTTAGATGCCTCGGCAATTGAACTATTATGTATTAAAGCATGTATTAAACTATAAATGGTTATTCCGCTTAATCCACGTATCTTTTTCTTTAATACAAAATTAGGATCTAGGTTTAACTTATTACAAATATCTAAGGCATAATCCATTTTTCGAGTCCTCCAACTATAAATATTATAGCACTTAAGGATTCGAAAATCAAGCTAAAATTTAACAACCAGGTTTCTTAGGCGGCATTTTTACCGGCTTTACTGGCTTATCTTCAGGCTTATCTTCAGGCTTAACTGGTGGGAACTTCGGTTTTGTGGCCATAAAATCTCCTAGGTGGCAACCCGCCAGGGAATCGAACCCCGTCAAAGACGTTTGGAGTGTCTTGTGCTACCGGAACACTTGCGGGTTATTAAATTTCACTCAATTCTGAAATACCCGAAGCAAGAAATTGACGGTAGTTATGTACTAGATCGTACTTAGCCTGTATACGGGTAAGATGAGCAACATATTCTGCGTGTGCAGCCTCCGCTTCTTCTATAAACTTACCTGCCATATATGGGTCAAGTTCGCTAACATCAATACCAGCATACTTATCGCCTGGAGTTACCAAAGCGAGTAGAGTACGCTCCGAAACAGATCCGTCTTTCTTTGTGTACTTAAATGTAATGGTTTTCATGTAGATTTCCGAATTGAGTATATATTATAGCGGTTTAGCACCGTAAAGTCAATATCAAATTTTCTCGGGTTGGGTCGTAACCATATCTAGCATGGTTTCTTTAAAAGATGCAGATAATCCGGGGGTTAGTACAATACCAATGAAAAGCGGGGCAAATAACGTAGCAATACACGCCATAGTCATTAAGCTCAACCACCTATTCTGCACTAGTAAATCTTCTGGATTGAGTATTTTTAATTCTTCCAGTATAGGATTAAATAGTTCGTAAGTTGCCCAAATACCTGTTGTGGCTGCGAATAGGAAATAAAATATAATTAACTCCATACTAGGTTACCCATACCATCATGCGCGCGAGCAGCTAGAGAAAACTCGCTAATGCGCCTCTTAGTCACTGTCGGTTTAATCTCTCTAGGAAATAGGTTCTCATTTCTAGCCTTCCTTGCTACCGCTGCATCTTCATCCTTTTGGCTAAACATCAATTTGTCAAACTTACCAACAAAATGCTTGAATAGTCTTGCCGTTGCAATCTGTTGATGACTCCAAACAGGAGAATTTGGCGATTTACGCCTATAATTAGCTACGTTCTTCAGAGCTAGAGGCAATTGAAGATTATTGGGCTGCTCTTTAACTAGTTTTGCTAGTCTAGCTTTTCGATGCGCAGCGTATAAATTGCTCTGCTTGTAACGTGCAAAGTAAGCCTCATTAGACTTACTAGTTTTTTGTGCCATTAAATAATATCCATTTCTGCTAGCATGTTAAGAATCTGATCAAACTCTTCATCTGTTTCGGGAGCAATTCCTCCCTTAAACATTTCCTTCTTAATAAAGTCCATATCTGCTAGCGAGTAGGCCTTATCGACTATACGAGCTTTAATAGCAGGAAAAGGATTATAGTCTGAGCTATTTATAATCATAGGATTAATTCTGAAATCGAGGGAAATTCCTCTTTTAGGATTAGCAGAGCTTGATCTGCTACTATCCTATGTTCTTTTTGTGTAGATTTATCTGTACGAATTGCACAGTAATGAATCCAGGAACGTAACGTTCCAGACATATATAATCTAGTATTAGTGAGACCTTCTGGAAGAGGTTTACGAGCTACTTCCTTAGCTAGCCCGTTGCGAATAGCCCAATCATAAGCTTCCGTACAAATACGTAGTACGTTCTCCTGGATTTGTTTCCAGTTTTCTTGTATTACTTGGTCATTTAATTCAATGCTATTCTGCCTATTCTTTTGATCCTGTAATCGGGCTTCTGCAAGAGTAAATCCCATTGCCCGAACGTCTGCATATCGCTGACTGAACTCCTGGAAGGCAAAACTCTTATGTCTTACAATCTGATGGGCTATATCTCTAGTAGTATTAATTTCTAGAGTAGCATGTACCATTTCAAAGGGAGACCAGTGTTGGTTTTTAATTAGGTATTTTAATAGTTTACCAGAGGTTTCTGTATTCATCTGATTAGATGGATTAGACACTCTAGCTGCATAGGCTACAAAGTCTTCTGCTGTGTTAATACCCTCAATTATTGGCTTAGTTACTGCAACTAATTTTACTGAACATTCACTCATTATATTACTTTTTACCTTTATATTCAAGCAAATTTTATGCTTTGTCTTTATATTCTTCGGTACGTGCCCACTCAATGTCCTCGGCCGAAAATGGTTGCCCATCTACAAACTCATATGTAGCCAAAGGATTTCTTTTCTCATATACTACAGCTTTCTTAGATAGAAAGTCTACTAGTACAAATCTATTATTGGAAGCCGCCATATGTTTTTCTTTCATTGAATCGTTGACCGCAAATTGTACACTCTTGCCAGTCGGTAGTTACCGATCTATAGTCGTATCCACCACTTGAGTACTTAGACTTTCTACTAACAGTAGAATGGGGGCAGTTCTTAACTATAAAGTCCTGAAGTTCCACTATTTTCTTTAGATTAGTGGATATCTCTGCCTCGTGGATTTTTGAAGCTTGGCGCAGACCTTCAATTTCCTCCTGCGCTCTTACAATACTCGTAATGTCTTGCACGTTATCTCTTTCCACAAATGCAAATACCCGCACTAGGCGGGTATTCTTTAATAATCAAGTGTAAATGCGGCGATTAGCACTTCGTTTACAGCCTCTGGTCCCTCGTTAAGTAGTAATTGTGCGTATGGCATCTTTACTACTTCACCCGCTGCCAAGCGTTTAAGGGCTTGGAACTTACCGTGTTTGCGCTTGTACTTATCTTCTGGTGAGCAATAAGAAACAGCGACGTCTAGCATTCGGCAGTTAGTATTTTCAATAGAGGGACGATACGCAATACTAACTCCTACGGCATCATCAAGATAGCAAGGATCGCTGACTACGTGAACGTTTCTAGCGCGCTTTGCAGCCTGCTTGAGATACTTGTAAGCCTTCTTATCAAAACATGACATTTCTTTTATTCCTTCGGTTTAAATTTCATGACTTCATCAAGTGAAATCGGTGTGTAATTAATGCATTCTACTGATACGTTGAAATAACGCTCATCTGGTCTACCAGAGTACTTTGGACTCATTACCCTGTTAGCATGTAAGTGCCCATGCACATTAAACCCCCACCTGCCAAGACTATCAGGATGTACTGGAATATGTGTGATTACCATCCCTTTAAACTGATGTACTCCACGTACATCATCAAAGTATTGAAGGTAATCCTTCATTTCTAGTAGATCGTGGTTTCCCTTAATTAGAACTTTACGGCCATTCATTTGGCCTACCTTGTACAGGTGTTTCTTGTGAAAACAAACGTCTCCTACAAAATAAACGCGATCCTCCGGACGCACAATTGCGTTGTGGCGATCAATCATTGCTTGGTCACCCTCGTCTGCGTTAGCAAACTGGTGACGCATAAATCTACCGTCATATAATGTAAATGTATCGTAACACTTACTGTGCTGAAAGTGATGGTCGCTTGCGAAAAATATATTATAACTCATATTATCTAAATGTTACTTTTATTAAAGCAATCAAAACCTTTTTACTGATTCTTCTAAATTAGAAGATTTAATAAGTTTGATATACTTTTCTCTATCCTGTAGAGATTGTCTGATATCGTCTTTATCCTGTAGAGATTGTCTGATATCTTCTTTACTTAAATCAATCATTTATACCAATCCTTGGCAGAGTGCTAGAGAATCGAACTCTAATCAGTTTCCCAATCCAGCTGATTTCCAATCAGTGCCCATCACCATCAGGGATAGCACTCTATTACTTGGCGGGCTATGGGAGAATCGAACTCCCGTAAATGGATAGACAATCCACCGTAATGACCTCTATACTAATAACCCTAAATATCATTAATTCTAGAATGATCGGTCCATACACGCTTTGCGGTAAGTCCCCATTCTCTATATGCTTTCTCTTTTTCACGAGGAGCAATTCTGCGTCCTACAATATCTTTTGCTTCTTCAGCTGACCATGCTTCCACGTATCCGTGGTCAGCAGTATCTGCATGACCTCCCATGCCTGTAGCTAAATAGTAATAAGTTACGTGATAAGTATGCATTTATCCTCCATAAAGTTAGTAGTAAGCTTGGCTCCCAGTTAGCAAAGCTGGAAATATCCAGAATTTATTACTACTAACTTTATGGTCCTTACTGATGGATTCGAACCACCCACGCGCAACGCTTCAAGATGCCGCTCTACCTAATGAGCTAAGTAAGGAAAATGCGAGTCAAAGCCATCCTCGCGCGGTCCAGAGCTCCTTTGGACTTTACTAGGGCAATTCTCCCCTAGCCAGATGCCGTCTATTGATTAACGTCACGACGTACTGACGAATTTTTGGTAGGGGGGTACTGGACTCGAACCAGTATCAGTCATCTTGTAAGGATGGCGGCTAACCTCTCACACCAACCCCCCAAATTTTTAGAATACGTATGCGTTAGTAATACGTGGCACTAGGTATCCACCAGCGAACTGCACATAGATAAACGCCTTACCAGGAGTAAGCGCGCTTAAACGCTGGGCTTCCTTAGCAGCGTCATTCTTAGTTAGATGTACAACTGGATCTTTGGCAAAAGATACATTACCAATTTCATCTACGGAACCCACAATGAAGCCGCGGTTCTTAACATGGTTAAGAAGGGTAGAGGCAGGGTCAACCTTAACTTGGTTAGCGTTTAGTGCGTTGTCGAATAGTTGTGCAAATGAGTTGTTAGACATTATTTATTTCTTTCTGTTTAAAAGGGTATGTCATCAAATAGCTCATCGTAGATGATGAAATCGTATGATTTACCGGAATATTTAGGGTTAAAACTTGTATGTTGTGGCACACGTTTAGGCTTCATTAGCAGAAGTAATTCGTGTACGCTAGGATAGAACTTAAGAGTAGTATTGGACATTAGCCAAGATATATACTCGGGCCTATCCTTTAGAATTTCCTCTACTGTGTAGCCTTGATGCCTACCGAATGGTAGTACGTCGTCTAGACCCAGCCGTGAGTCGCGAAGTGCTGTGAAAGGCTTGGCCATGTATATCCTCTAACCTGATCGTAAGGAGACCAAACATATTCGTCTTCTTCGATAATAAAATCATGATACTTTACTTTAAACCGTTCCGATTTGTCGTCCCAACCATGAATTTCACAAGGAATCCAATAGCTACCCGCCATTGAACAGTGTAGATACTCTGCTAGAAATGGTTTCATATTATTTTGGTAGTTCCTAGTGGATTCGAACCACTGTGTGGCAGAATATGAGTCTGCTGCATTAACCTACTTTGCTAAGGAACCGGAGAGTATTGACATTCGGTAGCTAGTACAACCCTACCATCATCTAGTTTAATAATAGTACGCCATGGGGGCTCCATATTATCGCGTACAATAGTACCCAGAAATTCAGTTCGGGTGTCGTAATGGAAATAAACCTTAGCTCTTTGAGAGAGGTACTCTCCCTGCCTAGGAAAAGTATCCTTAGTAATATTTGCTACGCAACCCATTATCGTGCCTCATTCCTAGCAATATCGTCCATGAAAGAACCTCCACCAGCACGATGCGTATCATGCTTTTCAGGGTCATAAGGTTCTGCGTAGCCCTCGATGTTATCGGAAGTCTGATCGGAGTTCCAATCCGAATCCTCATCATCTTCAGGATACTCGTCGCTAGGCGGGCAGTATCCATAGGACTCTGCGTGTTCAATAGCCATCAAATGGGCCGCGTCTTGAACTTCATCTTCGGTAGCGTCGTCAGGCATAGACAGAATGTCATGCCCGTCCATTCCTGCGTAACCAACGTGCATATGCACAATATAATGCTTCATTTCTTTTATTCCTTTTTCAATCTATAAATAGATTATACAGATTGAAAACTGAACAATCAAGTTCAAATTTCCTATAGTGAGTACGTAGGGGGCTCGAACCCCTGACCTCAACCGCCGTCGCGCTCTGCCAACTGAGCTAACGTACTCTAGATGAATCAGTCTAATCCTTTGTGGGCCGAACACTCCTTCGACTGACTTCCTCGGCTCAGGTTATAGTTGTACTTCCTACAACCTCATCTAATTGGGGCGGGTAGAGAGAATCGAACTCTCGACTAGACGTTGGCAACGTCTGGTTTTACCATTAAACTATACACGCAATATTTCAACGGATACAAACCCGTATCTATCTACGGACCATACTAGATAAACAGTAGGTTTAGGTGTATGGTCCATCATTGGAAATGCGCCTGAGAATTGAACTCAGCTATTTGGTTTTGCAGACCAACTCCTAAGCCGACCGGACCGCGCATTATTGAATTGAAACCGGCATCGCGGAAGAAGTAGCATTAGAGTATTTCTTCCAATCTGTTTCGTTTACAGCTAGAACGCCGATAGCATGATCTTGATCGAATACGTACTGCTGTAGTTCGTCAAGTGTATTAATATTAATCATATCGTTTACGGTATTATCACCCTGAGATAGAAGAAACTGTTTGCCAGCTTCTAACTCAGACTTGGCGTACACCGTATCCATTAGCATAGAGCCCTCAAAATTGGAGTACAGTGCTACTGCGTACTTTTTCATTGGTATTTCTCGATCAATTAAAGAATCATTATAAACTGATTTGGCACTAGGATCAAGTGAATATTTTGGCGGGTAAGGAGAGACTCGAACTCTCACAGCCATATTATGTACCCTTCGGTTTTCAAGACCGCTGCCGCTAGTCCAACTCGGCTTACTTACCCTTGTTTGTAATAGTTAGATTAATTAGAAAAATTGTGAACAATGCTGAGGCCAAAATAAATAAGTATTCCATATTAATCTCCTTATAGGTGTACTACATCCCCATTACAGAGACGATGATCTATAGGATGCCCAGTACTTAAATGTTCGTCAAAGTATGGGTGCTTCCTATATTGTTGGAGGCACAGCCTACATACCAGGGAGCCTGATGCGTGCCCCCACACAGGATCATCGTCTTGATGAAGCATTTCAAATAGTCTCTGTGTACTCTTTGATAAATCCATTGTATAGTAGAAAGTATAGACTGTCAATGGCACACTTTCCATTGAAATACAGCTCACCACCTTCCGCTGTCAAAATTGTACCTTTAGGTACTTCTAGCATGTAGGAGTCATTGTGGGTTAGAAAGGTATAATAATCGTCTACTGTGGTGATATATTTCTTCATAATATTTCTACTAGTACATAAGAAATTAGTCGATCCATTAAACTACATTGCCACTAGGCAAGCCCTTCGTACCACTAGGGACCATCAGATTCTCAGCCTGACTGTTCTATTTCGCATTTTGGTCGGTAAACCATGCGGCTCTAGACTGTTCAATGCTAGGAAGTTACCGCAACCTTGCATCTAGACTAATTTCTTATATAGCCCTGTTTATGGACAGGGCCGCTCCAACTATTTTGTCCAGCCTTTGGTTTGCTTAAACTTACCGTTTATTACTTTAGATATAGAGCTACCGTCTAGGCCGTTATTTCTTGCAAATTCTCTTATATTTATTATATGGTGAACTTTTCCTGATGGATCGGTTAGATAAATTCCACCTTCGATTAGATTAGGGGTATGAAACTTATCTTTATTATCTTTAGACTTAATTCTAGCGTATTGCCAAGGATAGTCTTCTCTGAGCCAAAGATGACTATTGCCTAGTCGTATACTAATTACCGTACTTTCGTGTACTCCGTACATTTCGCCAATAGTCTTATCTGCTATTCCTGATGTTAAATATAACTTTCTAAAAACTAAAAGTAACTGCAGTCTAGTATACTTAGAGTTATGATTATTAGTACCGCTTCCAGCCCCTTTACCGGGATAGCAGGTATTTAAACCATTATTTAGAGAATCGAATTCGTTTGTCCAATATACTTCTAAACTATCTAAATCAGAAATACTACATTCTTCCAGTATTTCTATATTTGGAAAACCATACAAATTATACGCATTTTGTAACTTACAATTTGTATGTTTCTGTAATCCTAATGCGGACTTATGATCTCTATATCTTTTAGTTATATTGGTAGATTGTCCGATGTACACCTGATCTATTTCACTAAAATATAGTAAATAAATTCCTATTGTCATATAATACTCCACAAAGTAATAAAGGGTGAGACTATCTACTGTTGTGGCAGTAGCAGGGCCGCTAAACCTTTTCGTCTCGTTCTATTTTTGGTTACATAGGATAGATCCTACGCGAAGGTTCAAGCCGCTAGGCGTTCTTCTCCGAAGTATGCATCGTTTGCTGCATTTAAAGGTTTTGCTTGATTAACGGTCATCGCCTACCGTGTCGCGTATCTCATCTCTATACGTAGTCGAGACTATTTCCGGCCCATTACTAAATGTTCACGTCTATGACAACTAGGGCATAGTAGTCTGCACTTATTTAGTTCTGGTATAATATCTTCAATAAAGGATTCTTTTGATCCTGTATATGTTGATGTATCGCCAATACTAAAAAGTTTGGTACTTGGATCAATATGATGAAAGTCTAAAAAACCGAATTGATCGGTATCTTTACAAGTTTCGCAAGAGTAGCCTCTATTAGTTAGGCTTAAATAATCCTGTATAAGCTGTACCCAATTAGTTCGCCTAACTGAATTTTCACAGATTTTACATGATGGCTTGTACTTTTGCCTACCTGCTTCAGATTTACCGTTAGAATAAAACTCTTCTAAGGACTTTTCAATTTTACAGGTATTGCAGATTTTTACTCCACTATTTAAGTCTACTTTACGACTATTAGGAGTTAAGCCTACAAATCCAAATTCTCTCTTATACTGAGCTACCTTAGTTCTACTAATACCGTATATTTCTTGCAACTGCGGTATAGTAGTACCTGCTAGTATGTACTCTCGAAACTCTTCCTTATTTACCATATTGATTAACTCCTACGTTAATTTTTGAAACATTTAGTGGTGGACCGGGCGGGTACTGCCCCCGCGTGTTACCTACTTCAACTTGATCCGAATTACGACAATTAACAGCTACAAGAAAAGTAGCTGGGTTTGTTTTCAGGAGCGTATCCTAGTACGTTTTCTACGTGTACCCAGAACTCTGGAGGAATTTCTCCATGAGCATCATACCCACTAAAGTGTAGACACTCTGGGTCCCAGTTATCTCCTCCTCGTTTAATTACTCCCATAACTACGTCGTATCCTGGACAGTCCGCGCTATCTAGGAAGGCTCGTAACCATACTTCTGAAGTATTACGGGATGGAGGAGAACTAATATGCGCTTCCTTAATAAAGGCCGGATGAGTCCAGTCGTGACGTAGAGAAGTTACAGTATTAGGTAATAGGAATACCCAAAACTTTTGTCCAGGATTAATTTTAGAATTTACAAAAGGATCGACTAGTCCGATACAGCGACTATCCGTAGAGGATACTCTAAATACCTTATCTTTTTCGTTTTCTAGCGCAACGTAATCTCCGCGCCATAGTGTTTCGTCGGCTGTAGCAGGAAACATAGCAATGTGAATTGCATCGCGTTCGTAATCTTCGGTAAGGATAGTGCCAATTGTTTCTTGTACTGGTTTCATTTTAGTTCACATGTTACTGGAGGAAATACTGGACAACCTTGGTTGCCGCATACGTATCCCATTATTTCGTCTAGCTTAATTCCGCACTGCGGACAGTAGTTATATTTTACTACTGGTATAGTAGGATAGTATGGGCCCCGAGGAAAAACTGGTGGCTGCCAAAAGGGACTATATGTAGGAGGTGGGTAGTATCCGTGCCCCAAAATATCTCTTGGGTCATTACATGCCATATTATTTCACCTTCACAGTGCCTTGCGCCTCTTTAGCACTAAAAACCGGTACCGCATTAGACTTAGGAATCTGAGCGATGCCGATCATTTCTGTGCCTGTATAAATTTGCCGCG